CTAGGTTCGAATCCTAGTTCCGCAGCCAAGATTACCTAGAATGGATGTCAGCATACTATCTATGCTGACATCTGTTCTATTTTTGACCGATATTTTGGAGATCAACAAGCGGATCGCCTTCTCATCCGGTGCCTGGCGGAGCGATTCAAGCCAGGTGGTAATGTTATCCACAGTATAATCCTTTTCGGGCTTTGCATCGCGCAGCACATCGATCTCATCTTTGAGTCGCTGCATCGTTGCACCAACGTCGGCCACAACATCGGCCGGCAAGGCGCCGGAGGAGAGGTTTGCAAGCAAGGCTTCATACTTCTGTTCCCGTTCGGTGATTTGGTCATGAACGGAATCGTAGAAATCTTCCATGCGGTACGCAGCTGACGCCTGGTAGCGTTTAAGTGCCTCGGCAATGGTCAGCTGGTTCTCGGGCGTTAAAAGCTCTCTGAGGTATAATTTTGCGGCGTTATCGATGGTTTCCATGCGTACATTGGGGTTGCCGCAATGGTTCTTGCAATAGTAGTATTGATATTTTCCCGTAGTGATAGCATGCATGGCTGCGCCGCACTCACCGCAGAACACAAGCCGGCTGCACAGGTATGAATTTTTTCGTCCGGTCATCTTCCTGCTACTCATGATCTTTTGCACCTCCTCAAATTGTTCCTTGCTGATGATAGGGGGAATTGCGCCTTCGATACGAATCGCGGAAGGCTTGCTGCGTTGAAGCATCTTTGAGCTTTCCTGTTCTGGGCAATACAAATAAACACCAGTGTATTTTTCGTTCCGCAGGATGTCATATATCTGCTGATACTTGATCGGCTTGCCGCGCTTACCACGCACGCCGGCCGCTGCCATCTCATCCACCAAGGCGGTGAAACCGATGCAGTCCGATGCGCAATTGTACATGCGGCGTACATAAGCGGCCTCGAACTCGTTAATGACATACTTCTGATCGACAATATCATAGCCGAACGGGGCAAGACCGCCATTGTGCAGCGCTTTCATGGCGTTCTCACGATGCCCTTTCTTCACTTCGTCGGATAAATCGATAATGTAATATTCGGAGAGGGAGCGCATAAGGGCCTTCATGATAACAGCCTCTTTACCAGTGCCAAAGTCTTCAGCAACGGCAATAAGCTGAACCCCGTATGAATTCAGCTTGTCCTCATACCGTACATGGTCGCTCATGCGTCGTGCGAAACGGTTGTATTTGTGCACCAGAACCACATCAAAACGCTGTGATTTGGCATCCCGCATCATGCGCTGGAAATCAGGACGGCGGTCGGTCTTCCCCGAAGCGGCACGATCGGCATACACCGCAGAGACAGAATAGCCGTGCGCAGCTGCATATTCACGGCAGGCGCGCTCCTGCGCCTCGATGGATTCTTCTCTTTGTTTGTCGGTCGAAAACCTCGCATAAATCACTGCTCGCATAGTAGCTCCTTATCTCAATCCACGCTCCCCGTGTGGAGAGCGACAACTGCACCACACGGGGGCGGTTTATGATTAAACTCTACAGCACGAACTCGCTTACCATGCGGCAAATCCCTGCCACATCAGCGCGGCTTACAAACTCCAGCTTAACCTTTCCCAGGCCGGAGAACCAAAGTTCAAGCTCACTATCCAAATCCATAACACCTGCGGTTTCAACAGAAAAAGCCTGCACCTTGCTATATGGTAGGGAGGTGAAGTCTTTTTTCTTCCCGGTGATTCCCTGTACATTGATGGAGATAAGCCGCTTGCTCGTGAACACGACCCCGTCGCGGATTCCCTGGAATGTACTGATGATCTGCTCGCCGTCAACAAGCATGGGCGCAATAAGGGAAGAAAAGCTGTCGTTGGAAACCGGCTTCAGTTTCATGAAACTTGCGTTTTGAAAATCGATCATGGTTTAACCTCCTGCTATATTTTGTTTATTGCACTGCATCTCATGCAGCGGGTTTTGCAACCGGCAGCTCCACTTCAATCTCGGTCGCGAAGTTATCAAACTTCACATAATACGTTCCGTCTTCACTGTATGGCACATGCATCTTGGAATTCAGTGTGGCGCCATCACGCATTTCACCTGCCCAGGTGATATCATCCTCCATAAAGAATGCAGAGCATTCGCCTGCTTGTGTCCCGTCAGGAAGAAATGCTTTATAGTAGAACATGTTCAGCGATTTTGTGGAGCCGCTCTTATTTGTCAGGCTAAGCGAGTAAATGATAACATCGTGCCCGTCGAGATCGCTGAATTTGTTGTCTATCGTTGTGAAATCGTATTCCGGCAAAAAAGTGATTTCAAAGCCGTCAAATTCGAATGTGTCACCATAGGTAAGCGCCTTGGGGGGCTCCGGCGTTGGTTTGGCAGTAGGCTTTGGCGCGTCAGTTTGTTTTGGGGTATTTGCAGGCACAGAAGTATCATCGGAGGGATCGGGTGTGTCTGAAATTGCACTTCCTACGACTGCAGCCCAAAAGAGAGAGGAGCAGCCGCTGAGTAACAGCAGAAAAACAAGAACAACGGGAATCAGCTTCTTCATTGTTTACCTCCATCCATATGTATTAATCTCCCAAAGTGGGAACTTTATGTTCTTTTCCGCCTACGCTTAATGAGCTTGAAGATGCCATAGACAATAAGGGCAAGATAGAATGCAATACATACAGCAATCAAAGGATACATGCTTTCTAAGCTGTACCCTTCACGCGGAGTGAAAGCAGCACAGGCCATAATAATCACAGAATACACGATGGCCATGATCTTTGCGCCTACGGTAGAGTGCGCATCCGCTAAGATCGGCCATACGCCGATATAAGGGACAAAAACGATCAAAAGTAGGCGCACTGCTTGCTTATTAGGCTTCCGCATGGCCTTGGCCTGTTGGGGGATCGTGGTGGCGGATTGCGTCGGTATAGAAGCTGCGGACGGGGCAGCAGGAATGCTTCCTGGTGTCGGAAGCCCAACTAAATTCGTGCCACAATCTGGGCAACAGTTGGAAAAAGTTTTGCGGCCGCAATTTGGACAATACCTAGGCATGGCATCAGCGGATACACCGCACATGGGGCAATGCGGTGTATCAAATACAGTTCCACAATTCACACATTTGTAAGAAAAAGAGTTTGCTCCACATTGAGTGCAGAACGCAACATTATTGTCATTTTGCGTACCACAGTATTTGCAGACCTTCATGTGCTGTTCTCCTAACTTTTTTTGTGCACGATTTAGGCAAGTTGATTCGTTTCAGTGCCGTTTACGGTACTGAAACGGTACTGCGCCGAAAAATGCTATTGCACGCCGGGACGGCGTAAAGTACAATAATGGCACAAAATAAGAACAAACATTCTAATTACTGGAGGGGAAAGTCATGAAACGCATCTATTTGAATATTCCAGAGGCGCCCAATGTCACCCATGTTGTTCTTCATCAGCTTCCGGGTTACCTACTGGAAAACCGGCTTGCCGTGAGAGGCTGCCCAAGACGCGTTGTTCATCTGAAATACGTTGATCCCCGTATCCTGTGTTGGCTGCATGAGCAGTATAGGACGCAATGTCGCGCAACAACTTCCGAGCATCTGGGGAAGATTGTGAATAGTACCTGAGAAGCTCAATCTCATCATTTGATAGCCTCTGTGTTTTTTCAGGGGCATTTTCATTATTATCAAGGTCATTCAGCGTGTAACCCATGGCGTATACCAGGCTGCGTATAGTCTCAAGTGCAGGGGCTTTGGTAACTCCGGATGTGATTTTTGCCAATGTGCCTTTTGGAACGCCCGACTTTTCGCTGAGCTCGTCCAAACTAAGCCCTGAGCGTCGCCGCATGTCATTAAATGCATCAAGCCACATTATAATTCACCTCTTTTTCACAATAACTATATCATTACATCCAATAAAGCGCAAGAACTATATTTCCGTAAACGGCAATTTAATTCAGAAAAACACATTGACAATTTCCGAATACGGATATATACTTAAAATATAATTTCCGTATACGGAAATGGAGGTGATGAATCAATGGTATATCGAGCCTTGGTAGGCGAGATTGCAAAGCGAGGAATAAAGAAAAAAGCAATAGCAGAAAGTATCGGAATTTGTGGAAAATCGCTGAACAACAAGCTAAATGGAAAATCGCCATTTACGTGGCCGGAGGTCGTAACAATAAAGGAACGCTTTTTTCCTGATATGGATACCGACCTGCTATTTGCTATAACTGACCAAGCGAGCTAAAGGAGGACAGCATGAACAAGAAGAATTTATGCCCATTTTGTCAGTACGCAGTGCCGCAGAAGAACAGCGGGCTAGGGCTTGTCGACTGCCCATGCAAGGGGTACGGAAATGCACATCAAACGGAATGTGCCAGCTTCCGCGAAAACAGCCGGTTGACAAGCCTGAAGGAGGCTGCCATTGAAGCAATCAAGACGTTTGACTGTTTAAAGAAGGATGAGAAACACTCCAAAGCGGCATTGCAAAGGGCAGCCATCCGGTCGTGCGCCATGCAAGAAGCCTTTGCAATCATGCTGGACATTGACTATGACGATGCGGCCGAAATGCTGTGGGAGTAGGAAAAAAACGAATAAATTGAAAGGAGAAAACCATATGTCACCCACGATTACAGTACCCATACGCGCGCGCTACGAGATTGTTGAAGGACAGGCGATCCTGAGAGAGGCAGAGTATGCCGAGGTAGATGTAAAGATTATCGCCGAGATGCTATTGAAGGCATTTCGGGTCAATGCAAAGGAGATAGACGAGAAATGAATGTAAGCAACATTTGGGGGTGCGTTTTCAGCTTCACCCTACCGGGGGTAATTATCGGGATCCTGATCGCCATAGCGGTCGCGCAGGGCGTAGCAGCGCAGCGCAGGACGCAAAAACGGCAGCAACCGCAGAAGCGGGGGTTATACATCGAGAACATGAAGGAGGATTGGAAATGAAGGAGACTCTTAACATGGAATGCAGGGCATATCTGAAAAGCAATGCGATTACGCTTGCGAATGCTGCTTCAGGTGTCTACGAGGCTTCCAGACAGAACAAAATGGATGCGGTATGTGATATCGTGGTCACTCTTGCGCAGCGCATGTTTGAAGGCGGCTGGAACGCGGCAATCGACTACTGCATGCAGCCCGTGGAAAAGGAAGTGCCCGCCGAGGCGGCAACCTCAGACGAGCACACGAACAATACCTGTGAACCCATTTTATCAGGCCGGGAGGATGAAGTCAATGCGTGCGATCGTAATTAAACCAGGGCAATCCCGGCCCCTGATCTGGAACTTCGACAGCGTGGAGGCACTTCGGGCAGCTGTGGACGGTGAACCGGAACTGGGGTGGTATAAATCATATGCAGTGCTGTCCTCAGCAGATCCACATGCAACGCCAAACCGCACGTTGGACGGACGCACATTTTGCGGCACGATTATCATCACGTCTGTCTGCGGGCTTGGGCTTGTCGAAGCAATGGATCTGCGCGACGACTGTGCGGCATGGCCGCAGGCAAGGTGGGGTGTGGCAAATGGGTAAACCGTACTGGACATGCCCCGACTGCGGGGCGAACCTGGATCCCGGAGAGAGGTGCGATTGCCATGACTCCTGCGAGGAACCGATATGAAATCCTGCCCTGCGGTCGCGCGGTAATCTACCTCATGGAAGGCGGCGTGGAGCATGCAACGCTGATCGACGCGGAAGATCTGCCGCGGGTGCTGTCGGTGGCGGGGAAGTGGTACGCGCAGCGGAGGCGGTGGACATTGTACGCGGCGTGCACAATCCGTGAAGCAGGCGCGCGTATGACAATCCGGCTGCACCGGTTTCTGACGGACTGCCCGGCGGACATGGAGGTGGATCATCTCGATCACGACGGGTTAAACAATACGCGGGTGAACCTTCGCATCGTAACGCCGGATGACAACAAGCAGAACGTCCGTGAAGCCGGATACGGCCGGGATGTGGCTGAGCGCTGGTATGAGGCTGGATGTGCCGGGAGCCTGGCGGCAGTGGAAGAGTTCCCGTTTTAATTGAGCAAATCGAAAGGAGAAGACCGTGATCAAAATCAACAAACTTGAAATCGAAAACGTGAAGCGCGTGAAAGCTACGTGCTTCGAGCCGGAGAAAAACGGCCTGACGGTAATCGGCGGCAAAAACGGACAGGGGAAAACCTCTGTGCTGGATGCGATCACCTGGGCGCTTGGCGGCGAACGTTACAGGCCGTCACAGGCGCAGCGGGAGGGCTCAGTCCTCCCGCCATATATCCATATTGTGCTATCAAACGGGCTCGTGGTGGAGCGCAAAGGCAAGAACAGCGACCTCAAGGTGGTCGACCCGGAGGGTCGCAAGGGCGGGCAACAGCTGCTTAATGAATTCGTGGAAGAACTGGCGCTGAACCTGCCGCGCTTCCTGCAGGCCAACAATCGGGAAAAGGCGGATACGCTGCTTCAGATCATTGGCGTTGGCGACCGGCTGTATGAGTTGGAACAGCAGGAGCGCGAGCTGTACGCGAACCGGCACGCAATCGGGCAGATTGCAGACCAAAAGCAAAAGTTTGCACAGGAGATGACCTATTATCCGAATGCACCGCAGGAGCCCGTGAGCGCTGTGGAACTGATCCGGCGACAGCAGGATATCCTCGCCCGCAATGGCGAGAATCAGCGCAAGCGTATGCATCTGCAGCAGCTTGAACGCGAGGCGGCGGAAATCCGGCGCAAGCTTGACGAGCTGCTCGCACGGCAGGAGGCAGTGCTTGCAGATCTCGATATTGCACGGCGTACTGCGGCCGAACTTGCGGACGAATCCACCGCTGAATTGGAGCAGAGCATTGCGGAGATCGAACAGCTGAACCGAATGGTGCGCGCCAATCTGGATAAGGACCGGGCGGAGTCGGATGCGCTTGTATATAAGAACAAATACGGAGAGCTCACGGCGCAGTTGGAGAGTGTTCGCAAAGCGCGAACCGATCTGCTGCAGAATGCAGACTTGCCATTGCCCGGGCTTTCTGTAGAAAATGGCGAGCTGCTGTATCAGGGGAAGGCATGGGATTGCATGTCCGGTGCGGATCAACTGCGGGTGGCCACGGCTATCGTGCGGCGCTTGAATCCAAAGTGCGGCTTTGTATTGCTCGACAAACTGGAACAGATGGATCTTGATACGCTCCATGAATTTGGCGCATGGCTGGAACAAGAGGGACTACAGGCGATCGCTACGAGGGTAAGCACTGGCGGCGAGTGCAGCATCATCATTGAGGATGGATACATCGCAGGTGAAGCGGTGACGGAGCCGGAGGCACCGGCTGCACCGGCATGGAAGGCAGGTGAGTTTTAATGCAGATCATACGTGGGAAGATCAGTGGCGCGCAGAAAGTCGTCATTTACGGCCCGGAGGGGATCGGAAAGTCCACGTTCGCAGCGCAATTCCCGGAGCCGCTCTTCATCGATACGGAAGGCAGCACCCGGCACATGGATGTGGCACGCCTGCCCAAGCCGTCGAGCTTCACCATGCTCATGGAGCAGGTCAAATACGTAAAGGCAAACCCGGGCCTGTGCAAAACGCTTGTGCTGGACACGGCGGACTGGGCCGAACAGCTCTGCGTGGCAGAGCTCTGCGCAAAAGCACAGAAGAACGGCATCGAAGCGTTTGGGTACGGCAAAGGGTACGTGTACCTTACGGAGGACTTCGGGCGGCTGCTGAACCTGCTCAACGACGTGATCGAGACGGGGATCCATGTCGTTGTGACCGCGCACGCCAAGATGCGCAAGTTCGAGCAGCCGGACGAGCTCGGCGCATATGACCGCTGGGAGCTGAAGCTGCAGAAGCAGACTGCGCCGCTGCTCAAAGAATGGGCGGACATGGTGCTCTTTGCGAACTATAAGACGTTTGTCGTCAATGTGGACGACCAGGGCGCGGCGAAGGGGAAGAACAAGGCGCAGGGCGGCGTGCGGGTGATGTACACGGCGCACCACCCCTGCTGGGACGCGAAGAACCGGCACGGCTTGAAACCTGAGCTGAAGTTTGAATATGCGGAGATCGCGCATTGCATTGAAGACAGTATGCCGCCGCAACCCAAGATTGCCCCTGCACCTATGGCACCGCCGGCTCCCATTCCAGAAACCACAACGCCAACACAAACGGCAACGCCGCCGGAAGCGGTGCCGGAAGTAAAGGCATCGACGGTCCCGCAAGCCCTTTCAGACCTCATGCGCACCTACAACGTACTGGAGCCGGAAATCCAGATGGCCGTGAGCCGCAAGGGGTATTATCCGGCGAATACGCCGATTGAAAATTATGATCCAGGCTTTGTAAATGGTGTGCTCGTGGCCGCATGGCCGCAGGTGCATGAATTGATCAAGCAGATCCGCAAGGATGAAATACCATTTTAACGAACAGAGAGGAGAACAAACATGAGCAGTTTTGACGAAGGTCGTGAATTTGGCTGGAACGATGAGATTGAGAGGGACAGCGACTTCCATGTAGTTGCTGAAGGGGATTATGACTTTGAGGTGCTCAGCTTTGAGCGTGGCCGGCACAACGGCAGCGACAAGCTTCCGCCGTGCAACAAAGCCATTTTGAGCCTGCGCGTTTCATCCCCGGAGGATGAAACGACACTAACGCATAATCTGTTTCTGCACACAAAGACCGAGGGCATGCTCTGCGCCTTCTTCACGGCGATCGGGCAGCGCAAAAAGGGTGAGCGCATCACAATGGACTGGACGCGGGTGGTGGGCTCTCGCGGGCGATGCAATGTTGGCGTGCGCAACTGGACAGGGAAGGACGGAGCGACCAAGGTTTCCAACGAGATCAAACGATTTTATGAGCCCGCGGAAGACGCTGCACCGCGGACATATGAACCCGGAAAGTTTTAAGGAGCAAGGACAATGGCGATGGAGCTAAGACCTTATCAGCAGGAAGCGAAAACGGCGGTTCAGGCGGAATGGGCCCAGGGCCGCCGCCGCACACTGCTCGTATTGCCCACGGGTTGCGGCAAGACCATCGTGTTCAGCAAGCTTATTGAGGATTGCGTGCGGGATGGAGAGCGCGTGCTTGTGCTCGCCCACCGTGGGGAACTGCTGGACCAGGCCGCAGACAAGCTCGTCAAAACCACAGGCCTCGGGTGTGCGGTGGAAAAAGCGGAGGAAAGCTGCATCGGGAGTTGGTTCCGCGTGGTGGTAGGCTCGGTACAGACGCTTATGCGGGAAAAACGGCTCGGACAATTCGATCCGGATTTCTTCAATACGATCGTTGTAGACGAAGCGCACCACTGCATTTCGGATAGCTATCAAAAAGTGCTCACGCACTTTGATTGCGCGAAAGTGCTTGGCGTAACTGCCACGCCGGATCGCGGCGACATGCGCAACCTGGGGGCGTATTTCGATTCCCTGGCATACGAATACACGCTGCCCAGAGCGATTAAGGATGGGTACCTCGTGCCGATCAAGGCACTTACGATTCCCTTGCAGATGGATCTCACGGGCGTGAGCATGCAGGCGGGCGATTTTAAGGCAAGCGACATCGGAACGGCGCTTGACCCGTATTTGCACCAGATTGCGGCAGAAATGGCGAAGAATTGCCGTGACCGCAAGACGGTGGTATTCCTGCCGCTGATTAAGACAAGTCAGAAATTCTGTACGATTCTCAATGAACACGGATTCCGCGCTGCCGAAGTGAACGGCGGGAGTGAAGACCGCGCCCGCATTCTCGCAGCGTTTGACCGCGGCGATTATAACGTTTTGTGCAACTCTATGTTACTCACGGAGGGATGGGATTGCCCCACGGTGGATTGCATCGTAGTGCTCCGGCCTACGAAGATCCGCAGCCTGTATGCTCAGATGGTGGGTCGAGGCACGCGCCTCGCGGCCGGTAAGGCTGAGCTTCTGCTGTTGGACTTCCTTTGGCACACGGAGCGGCATGAACTTTGCCACCCGGCGCATCTGATCTGCGAAAATGAGGATGTGGCGCGGCGCATGACGGCGAACATCGAAGCGGCAGGTTGTCCGGTGGACATTGAAGAAGCGGAACAGAAGGCTTCCGAGGATGTGATCGCGGAACGCGAGGAGGCGCTTGCAAAGCAGCTTCAGGAGATGCGCACACGCAAACGCAGGCTCGTTGATCCGCTCCACTTTGAAATGAGCATTCAGGCCGAGGACTTAACAGGGTATGTGCCCGCGTTTGGCTGGGAGATGGGCCCGCCGTCACAAAAGCAAATGCAAACGCTCGAACGTATGGGCATTTTTCCCGACGATGTGGAGTGCGCAGGCAAAGCCGCAAAGCTGCTCGACAGGCTCGATAAGCGCCGCATGGAGGGGCTTACCACGCCAAAGCAAATCCGCTTCCTCGAAGGGCGCGGCTTCCAGCATGTCGGAACGTGGCAGTTTGATGCAGCCAAGAGGTTGATCGACCGAATTGCCGCAAACGGGTGGCGCATTCCGAATGGCATCCATCCAGGCGAATACACGCCTGAGGTAGCGCAGCAACAACGCATTGATTTATTCGACGAGGTATCTTCATGGTAGAGTGTTACGACATCCGCGAAGCGCTGCAGCAGATCGACCCGGCCGGGCTGGATTACCAGGAATGGCTTTCCGTCGGTATGGCGCTCAAGGAAGAAGGTTTCACTGCGGCGGATTGGGATGCGTGGAGTCAGCGGGATCATGCCCGTTACCGTGCGGGAGAATGCTTCCGCAAGTGGGACGGCTTCCATGGACACGGCGCCCCGGTAACGGCGGGAACGATCATCCAACTTGCAAAGAACCAGGGCTGGCAGCCGCAACGCGCCGAAGTGGATGCGGAACTCGACTGGGAGGCCGCCATCGGAGCAAAGGATGAGCTTATGATCGTAAACCGCAATTGGGTGGAGGGCAAGGAGGTTGACGAACCGAAGGACTGGGATCCGGTGCGGCAGCTGACCACCTATCTGGAGACGCTGTTTGAGGCCTCCGAAAACGTTGGCTATGTTACACGCAGCTATGAAAAGGACGGCCGTTTTCTGCCGGAAAAGGGCTGCTACGACCGTACGGCGGGGAAGCTGATCGAGCTTTTGAGTAAGTGCGGCGGTGATCTTTGCTCTGTGATCGGGGATTACAATTCGGGGGCCGGCGCATGGATCCGCTTCAACCCGCTCGATGGGCACGGTGTAAAGAACGAAAACGTAACGGAGTACCGCTATGCGCTTGTGGAATCGGACGCGATGGAGATCGAGGCGCAGAACGCCATTATCCGCGAACTGGAGCTTCCCGTTGCCTGCCTTGTGCACAGCGGCGGAAAGAGCCTGCATGCCATCGTCAAAATTGATGCGGGTAGCTATGACGAGTACCGTAAGCGCGTGGATTATCTCTATAGCGTATGTCAGAAGAACGGGCTCAAGATCGACAGTCAAAACCGAAACCCATCCCGCCTTTCTCGCATGCCGGGAATCCTGCGCGATGGCCGCAAGCAGTTTCTTGTGGACACCAACATCGGCAAGGCAAGCTATGCGGAATGGAAGGAGTGGATCGAGAGCGTAAACGACGATCTGCCGGAGCCGGAGAGCATGGCAGACGCATGGGACAATCTTCCGGAACTGTCTCCACCACTGATCGACGGGGTTCTCCGGCAGGGGCACAAGATGCTTCTTGCCGGGCCGAGCAAAGCGGGAAAGAGCTATGCGCTCATCGAGCTCAGCTGCGCGATTGCGGAGGGACGGCGCTGGCTTGGCTGGGTGTGTGCCCGCGGCAAAGTGTTATACGTGAACCTTGAGCTTGACCGGGCAAGTTGCCTGCATCGCTTTCGGGACGTGTACACGGCGCTTCGCTGGCAGCCCAGGCATCTTGATAATATCGATATCTGGAACCTGCGCGGCAAGTCGATCCCGATGGACAAGCTCGCGCCTAAGCTGATCCGCCGCGCGGCGAAGAAGCAATACATTGCCATCATCATCGACCCGATCTATAAAGTTATCACGGGCGATGAGAACAGCGCGGACCAAATGGCGCATTTCTGCAATCAGTTCGACCGCGTCTGCACAGAGCTTGGCTGTGCCGTGATCTATTGCCATCACCACAGCAAAGGGCGGCAGGGGCAGAAGCAAAGCATGGACCGCGCTTCCGGCAGCGGCGTATTTGCCCGCGACCCGGACGCGCTCCTTGATCTGATTGAGCTTGACCTTGATGACGATGTACGCGCTCAGGCTGCAAACAACGTTGCATGCGCTGTATGTGAGGCTGCGCTGCGGGAAGTAAACCTGTTGAACGAGGTTTCACAAGACGATCTGTGCAGCGAAAAAGCGGCCTTACGCGCCTGCAGGGAGCTTTTGCCAGAGGAAGACTGCCTACGTCTCAACCGCGCCGTAGAGGCCGCAAAACGGGCTGCTGAGGCGCGTACAGCATGGCGCGTGGAGGGCACGCTGCGCGAGTTCCCCAAGTTTCCGCCGGTCAACCTGTGGTTCGATTATCCGGTGCATACGGTCGATGCGGGTGGCATGCTGGCAGACCTTACGGCAAATTCGGATGAGCCGCTGTGGAAGAAAGGCGTGCGTAAGCGGCAGAGCGGCGCCTTACAGGAGCGCCGGAGCAAAGAGCAGGAATTCTGCGATGCGGTGGAACGCTGCAACATGGGCGAGCCGCCGACGGTGAACGACCTCGTGGAATGGTATTCCAGCATCGGTAAAAATGTTGCGCCGCGCACCGTGCGGGATTGGATAAAAAAATACGGATTTTGCGTCGATAAGAACACGGGGAAGGTAGTTCGTGCGTCTAAAACGGACGAACAGAGTGCGGCGGACAACTGAAATTTCAGTCCGCCGCCGTGCGGCGGGGAACTGTTTTTTCAGTCCGCCACACTGCGGCGGGGAACTGGAATTTAAGGTCGCCGCCGCGCGGCGGCGAACCCTTAACTACTACGTAGTTAAAACTACTCCGCCGCATACGCGTCGTCACGTGTGTACGTGAAGGGGAACGCGTGAAACGGCGCGTTCCCCCCTACGTGACACACATGCCGTGACAAAAATGTTTTTTGCAAAACAAAAATGCACTTTAGTGAGGTAAAGTGATATGATCGAGTTCTTTATGCCGATGGAACCACCCACGGCAACGCATCAGGAAAAGAGCGTGAGGGTAGTTGGCGGCAAGCCGGTATTTTACGAGCCGACGGAATTGAAAGCGGCGCGCATGAAACTTCGGGGGCATCTTGGAAGACATGCGCCGCAGGATCCTATGCGCGGCCCCGTGCAGCTGTTGGTGAAATGGTGCTTCCCTGTTTGCGGCAGGCATTGCAACGGAGAGTACCGCGCTACGCGGCCCGATACCGATAACCTACAAAAGCTCCTGAAGGACGAAATGACGCATGTGGGTTTTTGGCAGGATGATGCGCAGGTGGCCTCAGAAATTGTGGAAAAATTTTGGGCGGTTACGCCGGGAATCTATATCGCCGTGCGTGAGTTAGGGGAGAAGCCATGAGAACGGTTGCTGATGATATCCGCTTTTGGGCTGCACGCAAAGCGAAAGCGGAAACTCTGCCGGCCCGCACGCGGGAGCGGTATCGGGAAACGTATGAGGCCGTATGTGCACGGCTGCAGACGATCACGGACGCAGTGTTTCGGGACGCTGTCACCGTGATCGATACGGCGTTGGATGTGCAGCGGGTAGAAGCTGCTGCGGCTGTGATGCAGGCGTGTGTAGCACATGACAATATGGCGCTTGCTGATGCGGTCGCAAAATACAACGCGGCGGGATATGCACCACTCGGTTTTGTAGAGATAGAGCCGGACGAGCTGCCGGAGGAATGGAAAATTCCCGGAGATGTGCTATGAAAAAGTGCAATCCGAACAATCCACGCTGCGAATGCGGCGAAAGGCTCACGCTTCGGACGTCTGCCAGCAGCACATCCGGGCAGACGTCCACGGGCATGCGCACCTATACCGAGTGCCGGGCCTGCGGGCGCAGGTGGACGATTTGGTACGATTTGGAGTGGCGTGAAGTTAAGCGTCTCCCCACGCGGATACGCAAGACCATGCCCGCTGCAAGACCGGCTGCCGTCCGGGCGCCTACCTTGTGCTGGAGGTGCGGTAAAGCTTACGGAAACGGATGTAGATGGTTCCGCAATTACACACCCGTGCCGGGTTGGACGGCTGAGCCGGAAGAACGATACGGGGAAACCGGATATACGGTAATTGACTGTCCGGAGTTTGTGGAAGAGGAAAGAAGGTGACGAAACTTGACCCTTGAAGATCTAAACCGCCTGCGCTTCCTGCGCGACGAGATCCGGCAGTTGGATGAAAAGGCGATGGAGCTGCGCGCACGGGCAGAGCGGTTGACCTCGATCCTCACCGGCATGCCATCCGGATCGCACGACCATGACCGTATAGCCGGCATTGTTGCGGAACTTGCGGACAACGCTTGCTGTGCCGCCGCGAAAGCGCTGGAACTTACAAAGGCATGCGAGGACGCGGAACGCTGGATTGACGCTTTGCCGGAGCAGCAACGGCGGGTGATGCGGCTTTACTATGTAGATGGCATAAGGACATGGAAAGAGGTGGCAGAGAAAACGCCGTATCATTACATCCATTGCCTGCGAGTAAAAGAAGCGGCATTGCGGAAACTGGAAAATGCTAGTCAATGTTAGTTCTATCCGTGCTAAAATGGTAGCATGAAAAAGCATGAGGAGCGCCTCCATTCCACGGGGCGCTCCCTTGCGTTTGCGATCCGGCACGCCTGCTCCCGTGCCGGACGATGTCATTCCGCCGGACTGCGGGGAGCGATAGGCTCCCCGTATTCCCGGCGCATGGCAGATTCTGTGATGATCCATTGCTTACCGATGTGCTTGGCGTCAACGCCTTCAACGAATTTCCCGCGCAGGATCGCCTGGCGTAATGTAGCGTCGGCGCGGCCCCAGCGTTGCGCGGCTTCGGCAAGGGACATCAAGCCATCAAAAGGATTTTCATTCATCGTCGTTCCATCTCCTTTCTATGGTTATATTATACTACGATATCGTAGCGGCGCCGAAAGAAAATGGCAGAAAACTCAGAATTTCGGCATCTTCTAGAACGCTTTGCGATGTGAGGAGAAAATGGGGGGAATGTGCTGTGAAAGTATCATGCCCGCGCCGGCAATGAAAATATCGGCGCGGCCAAATGTGCATACGGGTCATTTGCCCGTACAGGGAGGTGAGACCCAAGGATGCCCAGGAAAAGGAACCCGCTGCGGGACTGTGCGCGAAAACTGTGGGAGGCGGACAAGAGCCGTCCGCTCAAATCGATCGCGGAAGAGCTGGGGATCTCGGAAAGCCTGCTTCGCAAGTGGAAGTGCGATGACAAATGGGAACCCTCCGGAAACGTAACGTTACGAAACGCGGAAAAGGAACGTTACGTTACGAAAAAGGCGCTCCGAAAGGTAATGGAGGCCATGGATGAGGCAGAGGAGCTTACCGAGAAAGAGAAGGCCTTCTGTCTGCATTACGTCCAGGCCTTCAATGGTGCGTCTGCCGCGCGGCAGGCGGGGTATGAGCCGCGCAGCGCGAAACAGATCGCGTGGGAACTTTTGCGTAAACCGCGGATCCGCGAGGAAGTGCAGCGGCTGAAGGAGATTAAACATGCGGCGCTGCTGTTGGGCGACAAGGAGGATGTGCTGGCGCTGCATTGGCGTATCGCATTCGCGGATCTGAGTGATTTCGTCGAGTGGGGCCGGGCGACGGTGCCGGTGATGGCTATGTACGGCCCGGTGCAGGTGACAGACCCGGAGACCGGTGAGAAAACGCCGCTTTTGCAGGAAGTCAATGACCTAAGGTTCCGTGAGTCTTCCGAGGTGGACGGGCAGCTGGTGAGCGAGGTGAAACTCGGGCGCAATGGCGCCAGCATAAAGCTTGCTGACCGGCAAAAGTCACTCGCATTTTTGGAGCGGTATTTTGAGATGAATCCGATGGACCAGCACAGGAAGGCGTTCGACCTTGCACGACTTGAAATGGAACGAAAGAAGCAGGGCGAAGGGGATGAAGTGGAGGATGACGGCTTCATTGAGGCGCTTCAAAACTCCGTAAATGAGGTGTGGCGCGATGAAACAGAGGGCGATCTTCCGGTTTGAACGATTCAGCCCCCGGCAGTTAAAGATATTGACATGGTGGTGCGCAGAAAGCCCGGTACACGATCATGATGGGATCATTGCGGACGGCGCAATCCGCTCCGGCAAGACATTGTCCATGTCTCTTTCATTCGTCCTTTGGGCAATGAGCACATTTAACATGCAGAATTTCGGCATGTGCGGGAAAACAATCGGCAGCTTCCGACGCAATGTGCTTGTTGCGCTTAAGCTCATGCTTCGCGCCCGCGGCTTTCGAGTGGAAGACCGGCGCGGGGATAATCTCCTCGTGGTTCGCCGCAAAGATGCGGAAAATTACTTTTATGTATTTGGTGGTAAGGACGAGCGTAGCCAGGACTTGATTCAGGGCGTGACGCTTGCGGGCGTATTCTTTGATGAAGTTGCGCTTATGCCGCAGAGTTTTGTCAACCAGGCAACGGGCCGCTGCAGTGTGGACGGATCAAAGTTCTGGTTTAACTGTAATCCAGAAGGGCCGGATCACTGGTTTTATACAGAGTGGATTCTCAAACATAAAGAGAAACGGATTTTATATCTTCACTTCACGATGGAGGATAATCCGAGTCTGACAGATCGCATCAAAGAACGCTACCGTGCAATGTACGACGGGGTGTTTTACGATCGCTTTATACGTGGGCTCTGGGTGATCGCGGAGGGGCTGATTTACCGGCAATTCGCGCAAAGTCCGGAGCATTGGCTTGTGGATGGACTCAGCGACGCACAGAAGGCGAATCTGCGCTTTATTTCCATCGGTGTAGACTTCGGTGGAACGCGGTCGCTCACGACGTTTGTTGCAACGGCGGTAATAGGCAATTTCGACGAGATCGTTGTTTACAAGGATGCGCATATCCCAGGCGTGAAAGGCGAGATCGATGCGGAGCGGGTCGCAACGGAGTTTATCCGTTTTTGCCGCACCATCGAGGCGGAGCTTCCGAATGCGCATATTAAATACGCGTTTATGGATAGCGAGGCACAATATCTCATTAACAGCGTACGCAAAGCAGCGCGTGCCGCGGGGCTCGGCGTGCAGATCGGCGACAGCGCAAAGCATGAGATTATGCAACGAATTGTTTGCACGCTGACGTTGCTCAACATGAACCGGATGCATATCCTGCATCGTTGCACGCTGCTCATTGGTGGCTTGAAATCCGCCAGTTGGGACGAGACGAAGAAAAAGGATGTACGCCTTGATAACTTTTCATCAGACATCGACATATTGGACGGCTTCGAGTACAGCTTTGAACGCTTCATGAAAAAGCTCGTGCCGGAGGGGAGGCAGGAATGAATATCAACGCTGTAATCGATATGCTGAACAAGGAGTTTGGCACGAATATTGACGGATCTTATTATGCTTATGTCTCGGAATGGCGGGATTGGTGGGCGGGCAAGTTCAAGCCATTTCACGAATTCCGTGAATGGAGCGGAGACGGAGAAACCGGGAAGCTGATCACGCGCGAGCTTTATTCCATGCGTATGGGTAAGAAGGTTTGCGAGGATTGGGCGAGCATCTTGCTTAATGAAAAAACGGAAATCGTGGTAGAGGATAAAGCTTCATCGGATTTCCTTCAGGGCGGAGACGGCATGGCGGGCGTGCTCGGCGCAAACGATTTTTGGACAAATGGCAATGCACTTATCGAGCGTAGTTTTGCAACCGGAACGGGCGCTGCCGTGCTGCGTGTGCAGGACATAGCGGTTACAAAGCGCGGAGATGTCGTGCCGGATGCCAGCGCGCGCATTGCGCTTGAGTATATGGACGCGCTGCACATTATTCCGATCACCGTACGGCATGGCAAGGTGGTGGATGTTGCATTTGTCTCCGAGGTTTTTGAGCATGGAAAACACTATATCTACATGGAAACGCATGTGCTTAATAATGGGCGCTACCGCATTCAAAACCGTTACTATGAGGAGGATGAAGGCGCACTCCGCCCGGCAGAGTTGCCGGAAGGCATGAGCTCGGAAATTTTTCTGCCGACGGACATCCCCATGTTTGCGCTTGTGTCGCCGCATATCTCCAATAACGTGGAAGTGCGGCCTGTGGGGCTTGGCCTTTCCGTGCTGGCCAATGCCACCGATCAGCTCAAGGGCGTTGATCTTGCCTATAATAATTTCAATCGGGATTTCAAGCTCGGAGGCAAGAAAGTGTTTGTGGATCGCAGCATGCTCCAACACGATAGATCAGGTCGGCCGGTCACGCCGGACGACGTTGCACAACAGCTCTTTGTGGCGACGGGGGATGGAGACCTTGATGCGGACGGCGTGAAGAAGTTGATTCAGGAATACAACCCTGCGCTGCGTGTCGCCGAAAACAAGGACGGCGTACAGGCGCAGCTTGATTACCTTTCCTTCAAATGCGGCCTTGGCACAAAGCATTATCAATTCAACGGTACAACAGTTGTTACGGCAACGCAATACACGGGCGATAAGCAGGAACTTGTTCAGAATGCTGCAAAGCATTATCTTTCTGTGCAGCGTTTCTTGCAGGAGCTGGTACGCGCAATCCTTTGGGCGGGCAAGACGTTCCTGGGTGCTACGGTGAACCCGGATGCAAGGGTCACGGTCAATTTCGAGGACGGATATATTATTGACAAGGAATCCGAACGGGAGCGTGATCGGCAGGATGTACGCGACGGGCTTATGCAGCCTTGGGAATACCGTGTGAAGTGGTATGGGGAAACCGAGGCAGACGCAAAGGCGATTCTCGAAGAGCGGGAGAACGACGACGATATGATGGGATTCGGAGGCTTGGAATGAAAATACCGAATGAAGTAAAAGTTGGTGGCATTACATATGCGGTAGAAACCGTCGAGTTTCTGCGCAAAGGCACAGACGGATTTTGCGCAGAAATAGACTATTGCGATTGCAAAATCAGGCTGACAAAATCCGCAGATGCCAAAATGATGCGGGATTTTCTGCACGAGTTAGTCCACGCGCTTTTTGATCAATGTGGCTATATCAACCATGACGAAGAAATGATCGATCGGCTTGCAGCGGCCCTGCATGGCGTTATTGTGGACAATCCTGCTTTGTTTGAGGAACCCTGATGCTTACGCCGGAATATCTTGCGGCGGCGCCGGACACGCTTGTACAGCTTTATTCCGCGGCGGAACTTGATATCCTCTGCAACATCGCGCGGCGCATCAGCCGTTATGATTTCTTCATTCCTGCCGCCGCATGGCAGGTGCGTAAGCTGCAGGCGATGGGGCTCTGCTATGAGGAGATCATGTCCATCCTTTCGCAGATCACGCGCAGGTCGCGGCCGGAGATCGAGCGGCTTGTGAAGGAGGCGGGAATCGAGACGCTCCGTGCAGACGACGCCGTTTATAAGCGGCATGGGCTGAACCCTCCGCCCGTTGGCGCAGCGCCGGAGTTGCAGCGGATCCTACGCAACGGCATCGCGCGCACGGAAGGCCTGTTTCAGAACCTTACGCGCACGACGGCACAGACCGCAACGCAGCAGTTTGAACATGCGCTCGACCGGGTCTGGATGCAAACGCAATCCGGCGCTTTTTCTTATACGGAGGCGATCCGCAATGCAGTCCGCGCGCTTGCGGGGCAGGGCATACGCTCCGTATCTTATGCAGGTAATGGCCGCAAACGGACAGAAACGCTGGAGGTTGCAGTACGTCGTGCGGTGATCACGGGCGTGAACCAAACGGCGCTTGAACTGCAGCTTGCTCGTGCGGATGAAATGGGCTGCGATCTTGTGGAGGTCACGGCCCACGAGGGAGCGCGCACAGGGGAAGGGGTCGCAAATCACGCGGGGTGGCAGGGCAAGGTATACAGCCGTTCCGGCATGAATCCCAAATATCCGCATTTTGTCACGGCAACGGGCTTTGGAACGGGCGCGGGCCTTGGAGGGTGGAACTGCCGGCATTCCGCTTTTGCCTATTTCGAGGGAGACCCCCGCACGTATACGGACGAACGTCTTCGTGAGATGGTGAAAAAGACTGTGGCTTGTGATGGCGAGAAAATGAGCGTCTATGAGGCCACGCAAAAACAACGCTACATTGAGCGGCAGATCCGGCGCTGGAAGCGGGAATTCAAGGCGTTGGAAGCCGCCGGTCAGGATCCGCATGAGGCTGCAGTGAAGTTGCGTAAATGGCAGAGCACAGAAAAAGACTTTGCTGCGCAAACCGGCCTGAAGCGTCAAAGCGAGCGCACGACAGTATACGGTTTCGGACGTGAAACGGCGGTGCGGGTAATAAATGCTGCAAAAAACGTTGAAAATCGTGGCGATTCTGCTATAATGGCAACTAATGTTAACAAAAACAGTGGAGCGCAATCTGTGAATCCGGTTGGCAAGATCAGTATCGAAAAATACAAATGTGTTTCTGCGGATATTACTACGGATGAGGTGGTAATTACTGGAAAGCAGATACAGCATATTGCTGAGCGCCATCCAAACGACTATGAACGGTTTTCGATGTACTTTTCGCAGATTGTTGCGGAGCCAGATTATATTCTGGAAGCAAACAAACCATATACTGCGGTTATACTCAAAGAGATCAAGGATCATGGCGAAGTGTTCAAAACAGTGTTACGGCTCGCTGTACCTTCGGACGAGCCAAACCGCAAGAATTCAATCATCACGTTTATGAGAATTGACAGGAAGGATTTTGAACGCTTGCTTCGCAACAAAGCAATTCTTTACAAAAGGGAATAAATATGCTATGATTTCTATAGGATAAGAATGGGTTTTGAGGTGGAAGATTTCGTACAGTCCACACGCCGATGGTACTGACAGGGGAAACCCGAGAGATGCAGGAGAGTTGTACGCCTGCCAAAACCCACTTCGAGAAGCCGCATTATGCGGCTTCTTTCCATGTGAAAGAATATTGTTTTGTGAATAAAAGGCACCGTGCAAAAGGCACTGTGCTTTTTGTTATGCCCAAAACCTGTTTACGGCATAAAACTGCGCAGGGAGCCGACGGGCGAAAAACGGAATTATGGCCGACGGGCCTGAAACGGAGGAACTCAATATGAGGAAAAACGACGTCGTAAACCATATGAATCTTCAGCTCTTTGCGGAATCTGCACCGAGCAGCGATCCTGCTCCGCAGGCCACTCCCGTACCGAAAGGCGGCACGCCTGCTCCTCAGCCCGCCACATCGCCTGAGGCGATTGCAGCAGCGATTCTCTCTGCCGTTGAGGTGCGTACCAAACGCGCCGAAAGTGGTGTGGTCAAGTCTATGGCCGATCAGTATGGCATGACGGATGCGGAAGTAGCCGAGATCCTTGAGGCGGAGCGGCGGAAACGCGCCAGCCAGCTTTCTCCGGAGCAGCAGAAGATTGTTGATGGGCAGCTTACTCGCGCGAACAATTTGCTGATCGCTGCAGATGTAAAATCCGTCGGCAGTGCGATGGGCTTGATTGACGCAGAAACAGCGCTTTTGCTTCTTGACCGCACGAACGTGAAGGTAGACGAAAAAGGCGCGGTATCAGGCGTAAAAGAGGCGCTTGAAGCGCTTAAAACGGCAAAGCCCTATCTGTTCGTAGCACCGGCTGCCGCATCGGATGGGGAGCCCGTCGTACGCATCACGAGCGGCGGAGCACACGGAGGTGGAGCGGATCCGGACTATTCTAAGATGTCCGACGAGGAGTATTACAAGACGATTTTCAACAAGAACAAGTGAGAGGAGATAACAAATGCCCAATACGTTTCTTACAATTCAGAACATTGCGCGGCAGGCGCTTCCGCGTCTGATCGACAACCTTGTGTTTCCGAACCTGATCCACAAGGATTATTCCGAAGCTTTTGGCTTCCAGGGTGATACCATCCAGGTGCGCAAGCCTGTCGTTTATGAGGCAAAGGAGTTTGACCAAACGGCAGGTGTGACCGCACAGGACGTGAAGGAGGAGAGTGTCCCCGTAAAGCTCGACCATCTGGCAACCGTTGACATCGAGTTTACCGCAATCCAGCGCGCCACCAACGTGGACGACCTGAACCGGCTGTTCCTGGAGCCCGCAGCGGTTGCGCTCGCGGAGAAGATCAATGCGGACGGCCTCGGCCTTTATGCGGATATACCGTATTTCGGCGGCACTGCAGGTACAGCGCCGGGCACGCTTTCCGACTTCGCAACGGCGCGCAAAATTCTCAATGCCAATAAGGCGCCGCTTCCGATGCGCCGTGGTGTATGGGATACGGAGGCGGATGCGAAGTTTGTGGCACTTGACAGCCTTGTGGAATGTGACAAGGCTGGAACGAACCGCGCTTTGCGCGAGGGCGAGATCGGCCGCGTGTATGGCATCGACAACTATACGTCCCAGGCGATCAAAACCCACGCCACCGGCGCATCCGGCGCACCGCTTGTGGACAATGCCGGCGGTTATGAAAAGGGCGCGACCACTATTCATGTGGACGGCCTGACCGCAGCCTTTGCGGTAGGTGATGTGTTCACGCTTGGCGGGCATCAGTATGTTGTGACTGCGGCGGGTGAACTTTCCACCGCAGATCAGGATATTACAATCTATCCTGCGCTTAAGGCTTCTGTAAAGGATAACGATGCACTCACCGTGGCGGCAAGCCATACGGCAAATCTTGTATTCCACGAGAATGCCTTCGCGTTTGTCACGCGCCCGCTTGCCGTCCCTGCAGGCGTAGAAGCTTACGTAACTTCCTACAACGGAGTGACCATGCGCGTTGTGCGCGGCTATAACATGCAGTATAAAAAGGAGATGCTCTCCATGGATGTGCTGTATGGCTACAAGACGATGTACCCGGAACTTGCCGTGCGCTATCTCGGCTAGGGAGGGTGCAGCAATGGCTTACGCGGATTACAGCTACTACGTGATTAATTACGGAGGAACGAAGATCTCTGAAGCGGAGTTTCTGCGCCTGAGCGAATTGGCGTCCGCGTATATCAGCCGCGCGCTGCACGGACATCCTGCAAAGATGGATGTTACGGACAATATGCGCACCTGTATGTGCGCCGTTGCGGATGTGCTTGCACAGGCAGAGGTTGGGGGCGAGGTGCTCAGCGCCTCGAATGACGGCTATTCGGAAACGTATGCGGCCAGCGGAAAAAACACCTATGGCCGCATACGGGAACTGATTGAGCTATACCTTTGGGACTGCGGCAGATTGTGCCGCTGGGTGTAATTCGATGCTAATGTGCAATCAAACAGTGACGCTGGTCCGCCTTGAGTACGATGAGAGACAGGATACGGAACGGTATGCCTGTACCGTTCTTGATGGTGTGAGCTGGTACGGCGCGAAGCGAATCGCAAAGGATGCGAACGGCCGGAAAGCGGCGAATGAATACAGGGTGCGGATCCCTGCGGCCACAGCAGACGATGCGGGCATTACTCCAGAACGAGGCGATATTCTTGTGCTTGGTGCAGTAGCGTCCGTTTCGTGCATTAAAGATGCTTCTGCGTATACGGGCTTCGTGGTGCAAATTGTATCCGACAACCGCCGCGGCAGGTTCCAGCATTGGGCGGTGAGTGGAGAATGAAGCTGACGTATGATTCAGAAGTCCAATTCGACGCACGACAGATTATTCGCCTTCGAGGACTCGATGGAGAGGCGCAAAAGCAGCTCGTACATGCAGTTGCCAGGATGTGCGATGCATACGTACCGCTACGAAGCGGCCCGCTGAAAAACACTGTGCAGGAGCTGCCGGACGGGCTGCTTTACAATACGCCGTACGCGCATTATCAATATGTCGGAATCCTGATGGTGGGTGAAGCGCCAAAACAGTATACCGACACTCCGTTGACTTACAACGAGGCGCCAATGCGCGGGGCGGAATGGGATAAGCGTATGTGGGCTGACCGTGGAGATGAGATCGTGGATGGCATTGCAGCGCGCGTAGGAGGAAAACGGGAATGAGTATCATCGAGGCGGTACGCAGCTTTTTGCGTACCTGCCCGCTTTTGGCGGGCGAACGCCTGAACGTGGATTTCTTACCGGAGGAAGCAAAAACATATTCCATCGATGTGGTTCCGTGCAGGGCGATCCTGGAGGAATACATCGACGGGAGCAGTCTCCGACAATTCCTGTTCGTGATTTCAAGTCGTGAATTTCACGGGCAGGAGTTAAAAACAAATGTTGGCAACCTTGCGTTTTATGAGCAATTGGGCGACTGGATGGAAGCACAGAGCCGCGCGACGATTCTGCCTGCGATGGCGTTTGGAAAGCGTGCGGATAAAATAGAAGTCCTAACATCCGGCTATGCGCTTAGCTCGGACGCAAAAACCGCACGATATCAAATTCAATGCCGCCTGGTCTATGGCCAGGCAGAATAGGAGAGAACATGAAGAAAATCAAGAGAAGCCTGTTCAAAACGTTTATAGACACCACACCCACAGGGGAGTCATCTACTTATAATCTGCTGGGCGTAAACGTGTCCGAGCTTTCTGTGGATTATGCGCCGCAATCCGAATCGAGCGTGGATATTGTGAGCGACAGCGCGGATACCGAAATCACATCCTATCAACCCACGGCGGGCGTAAGCGCTGTTGCAACGGAGGATGATCCGGTTTTTGAGTTTGTCAACGGGCTCCGGCGGTCCCGGGCGGTTCTGGACGATGCATGCACAAGTATCGTAAACGTGGATCTGTACGATCCGGTCACGGGTTCAGATGGCAGTTACGTGGCGGAGAAACAGGACGTATCCATTCAGATCGACAGCTATGGTGGCGCGGGCGGTGAATCGTTGAAGATCGAGTATACCATCAACTACCGCGGCGATCCCGTGAAAGGAACGTTTGCCGTGGCAACCAAGGCTTTTACTGCGGACACGTGATAGCGGCGGGGCGTTTGCCCCGCTTTTCTGATAGGAGGACAGCATGAATGGATTTCGAATCGACACCGGCGTAAAGCGGATTGAGGTAAATGACGCCGGAGAATACATCGAACTGCAGCTTGGAGACGCATCCCTGTTTGAACATATTTCCGCGTTCATGAGCGAGATTCAAAGCAAATCGCACGAACTTGCTGCACGTATGAAGGAAGACGGCTTTGAAGCGGACGCTTTCGCTGCCTTCTATGCCAAGACGCATACGGAGCTGATGCAAAAGGTAGATGATTTATTTGGACCGGAAACCTGCCGCAAGGTGTTTGGAAATATTGTGCCCGGCACAGATCTGCTCATTCAGTTTTTCGAGGCGTTGATGCCCTATTTTAAGGAGCATGCGAAGGCGCAACAGGAGCGGCTCGGAAAATACAGCGCGGAGCGTACCGGCGGTGCGTAATATCCTGCTGGATGCTTTGCCGGATCAGTATCAGGGGTGGCTGATACGAACAGATTTCCGCATCGGCGTGCAGATTGCGCAGGCATTTGAAGATGTGGATTTAACCACGCAGGAGGCGTATGCAACGGCGTTGCGCTTGTTATTTGGACGGAGTGTGCCGCCGCCTGAAATCGCTATGGCAGCGCTGCAATGGTTTATGCGCGGCGGCAAGGAGCCTGGGGCATCCGCCGGAGCCGGGAGGAAGGAGACGGCGCGCGGGTTCGATTTCGATTATGACGATGGGAGGATCTATTCCGCATTCCGCCGGGCATACGGCATAGACCTGCATCGGGAACGACTGCACTGGTTTGTATTTCTGCACCTTATGGGAGATCTCGGCGACTGCGCGCTCACACAGATCGCGCATTACCGCACGGCGGATCTTTCCAAAATGGGCGAGCAGGAACGCAAGGCATACGAGCAAATGCGCAAGCGCTATGCAATTCCAGAGGCGATTTCACAGGAGGATCAGCGAGTGATCGCTGAGTTTATGGCACAATTGGAAGGGGGATAACGCATGCCGAACGGAGGATATGACGGATCCATTCGCATTAAAGTTGACGCGGAAACGGATCGCGCCATGACGAAAATCCAAAACCTTGAGGCAAAGCTCAGACGGCAGACGGAGGCAATGGATCGTCAGGCGAACCGTGTTAGCGACTTGAAAGCCAAATATGACAAGCTTGCTTCCGGGGACGTTATGCCAAGATCCCTCGGTGCGATGGAACGCAAACTTCAGGATGCGCAGCGTGAAGCCGCCGCACTTGAAACAAAGATGCAGGAGCTTGGTACGCAGCAAGAGTTTGCACTTGGCGTGGGAGATACTGGGCGGTCGAAGGCGTTGGAGCTTGAAATTGAGCGGCTTGGACAACAGCTCATTACAGCAGAAGACGCCGCCGCGAAATTACGCGGGGAGATCGATGCGATAAAAATGAATCCGGCAAGTTCAGAAGAGGCGCAGAAAGTCAAACGCGATTTTGAAGCAGCCGAGCGCACTCTTGTCCGCATGCGCGACGAAAGCGCACGAACCGGAGAAGCGCTGCGGCGCACGATCACCATACAGGCGGAAGAAACCGGGAAAAAGTTGCAAACGCTTTCCCAACGTGCCAAAACGGCGCGCGACAGCGTGCAGAGTATGGGAAAAGCCTCAAAGGGACTTGGCATTCTTAGCGGGAAACTCGGCGACATTCTGAACCGCCTCAAAAACATTGCAATTTCCGCGCTCGTGATGTCCGCAGCATACAAGGGCTTCCGTGCTTTGGCGGACTACTTATCCGGCGCTGTGAAAGCAAACAGGGAATTTTCCGCTTCGCTTGCGCAAGTTAAGGGAAATCTGCTTACGGCATTTCAACCGATTTACAATGCGATTATGCCGGCGCTGAATGCGCTGATGAGCGCGGTTGCCCGTGCCACAGCTTACATCGCGGCCTTTGTGAATATGTTATTTGGCAAGTCTGTATCGGCCTCAGCAGCGGGCGCGAAATCACTCTATGCGCAGGCAAAGGGCTTTGGGGCAGCGAGCAAGGCGGCAAAGGAAGCAGGGAAGAGTTTTGCAGCCTTCGACGAAATCAACCAGCTCATTATCGATGAGGCGGAGGGTGGCGGCGGAGGTGGCGTGGAAATGCCGGAGTTCGGCGATACGGCCGACATGTCGGGCCTGCTTGGCCTTTTGGAGAAGCTCAAAGGCGTGATTCAGGAAATTGCCGATATCTTCATGACCGGCTTTTGGGAAGGTTTTGGGGAATTTGATTTTTGGAGGCTACAAACCGATCTGAGTAATATCGGAGATACTTTGAAACGGATCTTTACCGATCCTGAAGTGTTAAGCGCTGCAAAGCGTTACTTTGAATCAATTGTTCTAAATGCAGGTAGAATTGTCGGATCTATTACCTCGATTGGCCTGAGCATCGGGCAAGCACTCGTGGGTGGAATTGAAGAATCCTTAAGCGAAAAAGAGCCGGAAATCAAAGCGTGGCTTGTACGCATGTTCAATATAAACACTGATATTGAAGACATTAAAGGAAATCTTTCCATTGCCATGGCTAAAATTGCAGAATCATTGGAGAGCGAGGATGGAGAAGGTATTGTAAAAGCTTTTTCAAATATCTTTATAGACGCAACTACTACGGCAGGGGAGCTTTGCGCAAGTTTTGGTCGCGAAATCCTGAATATTATCGCTCAGCCAGTGATTGAAAACTCCGACAAAATCAAAACGGCGTTTGAAAATGCTTTCTGGGTATTGGAACCGATATTCAATTGGGTTTCAATGGAATTCAACCGGCTTTGCGAAGAAATTAAGACTTGGTATTACGAAAAGATTAAGCCTTTTATGGACGGGATCGCGAAGGATACCAGCCTCTCTTGGGGGGCAGCACTTGATATTTTCAATGCCAATATGGAGTTAATTAAGCAACTGTTAAATGGACAAAAGTTAGATTGGGGGAGTTGGCGTGAAACGATTGATAACACAGTTAAGTCTGTCGTTGATAACATAAAAAAGAAATTAGAGGAGCTTGTAGAAAGCATGGGCTTCTCTTCTGTTGATATAGAGGAAAGCTTAAATGGCCTTCTTGACTTTTTTAGCAATGTGTTTGCTGGACAATGGGATGAAGCGTGGGCAAGCATCGAGGAGTCTACAAAGGCATCTGTGAACAATATACTAACTTTTGTTGAAAATCTTGTAAACGGAGCAATAGAGAAAATCAACGAATTAATAGGAACCCTTAATGGGGCCATAGACTTAATTAATAAAATCCCAAGCGTAAACATCGGGCACATTGGTGAAATTGATAAAATTTCTATTCCCCGTCTTGCTTCCGGCGCGGTGATCCCGCCGCGGCAAGAGTTCATGGCAATCCTAGGCGACCAGCGCAGTGGAACGAATATCGAAGCGCCGCTTTCTACCATCGAGGATGCAGTACGCGCTGTCCTTGCTGAACAGGAAGGCGGACAGCAGCAGGATATCACAATCAATTTCACGGGCAATATGGCGCAGCTTGCACGCGCTCTGAAGCCGCATCTGGATGCGGAATCGATGCGGCGTGGCACAAGTTTGGTTATGGGGGTGAGCTGATGGCAGCATTCATGGTTGATGGCGTGGCCTACAACGTTGCAGTGACCTCGTTCAAACGAAAGTTTTCTGTACTGGACGGCAAAAACGCCGGGCGCACAATCGACGCGCGCATGCATCGGGATATTCTCGGTACGTTCTACAACTATACTTTGGAACTCGACACAAAAGATTTGAATCGGGCACAGTATGACGCGCTGTATGAAGTGCTGAGCGCACCGGATGACTCGCATGCCGTGGTATTGCCTTACGGGCAAACGACACTTGCTTTTGATGCATATGTGACTTCCGGTGAAGATACACTCGTACGAATGACGGACAAGGGGAACTATTGGAAGAGCCTAAAGGTAAACCTCATCGCCATGGCGCCGCAAAGGACGTGACGGCATGGCGAAAAACTACATTGTCTACGATGACACATCACCCAATGCAAAACGGGAATGCACAATGCAAATGGCGGCGCTGCTGTCATTTGCAGGCGTTGAGGATCTGAAGCTGGACGAAATCAGCGTGCCTGAGATTACGACTCTTGAAACAAACTTCTGGATGCTCTCAGGCACGATGGGCGTGCTTCCTGCCGCACCTGAGGAAAATGATTGGGGGGCCTGGAGCGCCGCGCAGACGGGGGAGGATTGCAAATTTGATGTTCCACCCGTGCTTACAATCTCTTTTGACGATCTGCGTTCTAGTGTAGGCATCAACTTTGAATTTGGTGGGGACTGGTGTAATGACCTCACGATCCAATGGTTCCGTGGTGCGGTTCAAGTCGCAAGTGAAGATTTCGCGCCAGACGCGAGTACATACCTCTGTGCGAGGGAGGTGGAGTACTATGATAAGCTCATCATCACATTCCGGGGTATGGTACAGCCGCACCGCTTCCTGAAGCTCCAAAGTATATCCTTTGGTACGACACGGACGTTTTCAGACGGTGCACTCAACAGCCTGGACATTTATTTCGGCGGCTCCCTGGCAGGAACCGATCTTGAGGTTTCCACCATGAATATGGTGCTCAAAACGCGGCAGGCGATCCCGTTTCTGTTTCAACGACAGCAGAGCTTTCAGGCGTACCACGCAGATACGCTTGTAGGCGTGTTTTACCTTGATAAGGCGGAGCGCATGTCTGCTGACACATGGGATGTTTCCGCCATAAATGCAATCGGCGTGTTGGACGAGTCAACCTATCTTGGCGGCGTCTATTCCGGCATGCTTGCGGGAATCCTGATTGCCGATATTCTTACGAACCATGCACATACTGTTTCAAATGACATTGCGGGCATTCCGATCTATGGATACTTGCCTGTGTGCACGCGGCGTGAGGCCTTGCAACAGGTTCTTTTTTCAATTGGTGCTGTGGCATATACCGCATTTGTCGATCAAATCATGATTGCGCCGGCATCAAGTTCGATGGATCGCATATATACTGCACAAAACACCTGCATCGATCCATCCATCAAGTATGAGATCCCGATCACGGGGGTGGAGGTGATCGAACACAACTATTCTCCAGGCGCGGAGCGCAGAGAACTGTTCTCGGATGCACTGTCGGCCGGAACCCACATTGTGCTGTTCGGTGCGCCGGCCGCAAGTCTTTCCATAAGCGGGGGAACGTTTATAGCATCTGGGGCGAATTATGCGAAGGTAATGGTGGCAACTGTCGGTACAGTCACGATTACAGGGCTTCCCTATGAGGATCATACCAAGTCGGTAACAATCACGAACCCGACGGTGCTGCCAACGGATCTCGAAAACATGCCTCGCGTTACGGATGCGACACTTGTTAGCGCAACCAATTCGGCTGCGGTGGCGCAGCGCCTTTACGAGTATTATCAGCGGCGCAGATCCGTATCCGCAGAATTGATTATCACGACGGAGCACCCGGGGGCGAAGATCAGCCTGCCAACGGGCTATGCGGGCAACCTGACCGGCCACGTGAAAAGCGTGGACATCAGTCTGTCATCTAATATGCGCGCTGCGGTGGAGGTGGTAGCGGAATGACGGCATATTTCGGGCAAGCGGTATACGGTGCGCCTACGAAGTACGGCGACGATTTCATTACGGATAGAACCACAGCGGACGTTGCTTCCGCCGCGGAGACGGCCGCGGCCATCCGCGCAAACGGCTTTGCCGCACTAAGCGAGGCGGAGCGCCTTGCCTGGCTGCGCGGGCTGAAGGGATGCTATAACGTCCGCGACATGCGGAGGGTCAGCAGCGCAATCAAATCCCTTGCGCCAAACGTTTCCGTGCGTACGGACTGGAAGCGGGACGAGGTACCCGGAGCAGCCGACCTTGATGAATACCTTTCAGCGGTACGCAGTGTGCAGGCGATGTACAACTACTATCCCGGCCTGCAGAACGCAAGTATTTATGGGGCCGCGCTATATGGATCGGCAACGTACCGGGCACAGAGCCTTGGCGTGCTTGCGCCGCCTGCGTCCATGGCGAACCTTGACTATGACGGAGCAAACCGCATTGAACTGATCATGCAAGGCATTTACGATCAAGAATACGGAGGAAATGATGGGACTTAACTGGACAAATAAACAAGACCTTGTTGATACGATTCTTGCGGCCGATGTGAATGCATTGGCCGCTGCGATTATTGCGTTAGAAAATGCATCCGTAAAGGTGCATGCCTCCACACATGCCACAGGTGGAGGTGACGTGCTCACGCCTGCACAGATCGGCGCAGCGGCATCGGTATCCAAAATCACCCCTTCCGGCGGCACAGTAAACCTAACCCTCGCGGACAACACCGAATACCGTTTTTCTTCCGCCGTGACATCGCTTACGTTGACCTTCCCAACGGGCAATTTTGATTGCTGGCTTCGGTTTACCACGGGCAGCAGCATAACGGTCACCTTCCCGTCCGGAACGACCTATGTGGGCGGTGCACCGACGTTTGAAGCGTCGAAAACCTATGAAATGTCGATTAAGGACGGTTCCGTGATCTGCGCGGAGGTGACGACCGAATGAGCTATTGGATGGCTGTCCGTAGACGGCTTGCAGCGGCAGCACTTGCGGCGATTGACATTGCTGCACTCACAATTTCCTATACGGGCAATATGATTGATAATATCGTAACAATGGGAGACGGCAGGCAATACCGCTTGCTGACATTAACTTCATCCGGCACACTGTCGATTGCGGCCGAAGTAAAGGCAGATGTGTGGCTGTGCGGCGGTGGGGCGAATGGTATGGCGGCTTGGACTGGTGGGCCAAAAGGTGGCTATGGAGGCAGCGGAGGATTCATAACGCAAGCACTCAATCAAACTATCAAAAATATTACTTCCGTGGTAGGCGCTGCCGCTGGTAATTCGTCCATAACTGGTGACATATCGTTATCGGCTTTGTGTGGAAATTCTCCGGATATGTATAACCCTAATACCACAGCTATTTACGGTGCGTCTGGTGGCGGTGGCAGAGGTACGTATTATTGGGACAGCAACCAACCCGGATTAAAGGGCGCTGGGGTGTCGACGTATCCATTTGGGGACACTACATATTTTTCGGGCAAACCTCATTCTGCAGGAGGTGGCGGCGGAACGTGTAGCCATTATACGTCGAGTGGAAACGAGTATGTTGGAGCAGGCGGCAACGGTGGAACGAATGGCGGCGATGGAGGAATTGGTTTAACCGCCGGCAGCTATGGTAGTTCAGGCGGTACTGGTGGAGCGCTGGGCGGTGGAACCGGGGCGAGCCGATATTTAGGCAGTAAGGGCACAAATGCGACATTTTATGGTTCCGGTGGCGGTGGTGGATCAGTTCGAGACGATGAAGATGATGTATCGAGCACATATCCTGCAACCTCCGGCTATCAAGGCGTTATCTACGTGCGCATATCGTTAAAGCCATTAACCATAAACGATTTCCAGCTTGTCGAATATTTGGAATCCACGGGAACGCAGTACGTTAATACCGGGATAAACCCAACGCAAAACACAAAAATGGAACTGGATGCGGTATTCCTCGGAAGCGCGGGAACGAACGTTGCTGGCGTTCGTAACGCATCAAGCGACACAACAAACCGATTCGGGGTCATCTCGTTTGGCTCCGCAAATAAACTTGGTGCGTTCTTTGGCGCTGCATCTGTGCAGGGCGCGGCATTCGATCAGGCACGTCACAGCTATACATTGGATAGCAGTGCGCTGATAATGGATGGCACATCATATGCTGTCACATCGGGCGGAACATTTGCGTGCACCTACCCAATCACGCTGGGCGCGTGGAACAACGGTGCAAACGGGGTTGAATGCAACAGCGCCAGAATTTATTCCTGCAAGCTATACGAGAACGGCGAAATGGTGCGTAACTTTGTGCCATGTTATCGGAAGTCTGATAATGTGCCGGGGCTATGGGATAAAGTCGAAAATCGTTTCTTCATGAACGCTGGAACCGGCAGCTTCACCGTGGGACAAAACGTATAAGAGGGAGATAAGCATGAAATACGCAGTAATAAAGGAAAACGCGGTTGAAAACGTGATTGTGGCAGACGCGGCGCAAAAGGCCGAACTGGAAGCCGCGCTCGGCGCGGAGCTTGTGGACGCACAGCCATTCAATCTGCAAATCGGTGATTTGCGCGTTGGTGCTAACTGGACGCGCAATCAGGACGGGGAACAGGTCGTGCTGGGCGAAAACGCGACATATGACGAGCTGCTTGCAAAAATAGAGGAACTGGAGGCCGAGATCAATGGTACTGCGAACTGAACTTGAAGCCCGCATCAATGCGGTAAAGACGGGAATCGCCCGTAAGGACACCCGCATCACCGACCTTGCAGCGGCAGGCGCGGCACAGATTGCAGGCGCAGAGCCGGTGGCAACAGCAGGGCTGTTTGCCCCGGCATTGGATGCATGGACGCCCGGCACGGCATACATTAAGAATAGGGTGTTCACACATAACGGCGCTGTGTACTTCACACGGCAGGCCGTGACGGCCATGGAGCACCAACAGCCCGGCAGCACCGGCATGGAGGCAATCTACGGCGTGCGCCCCGTCCCGGACGATGCGGGTGTGTTCCCATACACCTACAACATGGCGGCAAGCGTAGGCATGCGCGTGCGCGAGGGGGACGCGGTATACGTCTGCAAGCAGGCGATTGATCCGCTGCTTTACCCGCCGTCTCAGGTAGCGGCACATTTTGATAAGGAGGCAACAACCAATGGTTAAAGCATTCGGCGCGATTCCAAGCGCATATGATCCGCGGGATTACAGTGTGCGCATGGCGGCG